ATGAATTCATCTGTCCCTATCTTTGATCCCTTTCCGGTATATTCTCCGACGAACCCTAAGTCGTCGTCCGATAGTCGTTTAAATTCGTTAATTACAGTTATTGTTGTGACTCTGTTATTTGTTGGTATTGTATACCTAGCTTATGTGCTGTTTTTGAAAGATGTGATTTTGCTGTTGAAGGCGAAACGACAGAGAACGACGACGGAGATAGGGTTCGGTCAGACCCCTAGGGTGAATACACAAGGTGGAGGCGTGGGATAATTACAAGTATAACCGGTGGTTGGAAATCATGTCTACGAGGGGTAAGCGGATTGTTACCTACAAGCGAGATCCGGAAAGGCAGAAACGCCAGAGAATAAAAAAAGCTCTGGGCGTTTCTACCTGGGATGATGTGGCTAGACTTGCAGCCACACCTGCAATATCACTACGAGATCGACCGAGTCTGCAGGTAGCTCAGTTTACCTGGACTCAAAATAAAGTGCCTGTTGTGTTCAACCCAGGGGGTACCGTGTATTTGATGACGATGTACCCCTTTGGGGGATCTGAGGCTCAGAGACATGCTAATACGACCATGACGTACAAGATGTCAATTGGCCAGGAAGTGCAACTTGATAAGGCTTTCTATGCGAGTTGTGGCATGTACTATATGCAGTGGTGGTTAGTTTACGATAAGGCGTCAACGGGTACGCTGCCAGCGACCTCAACCATTTTCGATACGTTCTACCAGAACTTCCCAAATACGTGGACTGTTGCAAGAGATGTGTGTCACAGATTCATAGTAAAAAGAAAATGGAAGACGATTCTGACGTCGAATGGTGTGGATATTGGTAAACCTGGTCAGATCTGCGCTCCGGCCAAACAACGTGTGGGTGTTAATAAGTTCTTTAAAAAACTCGGTGTAAAAACCGAGTGGAAGAACAGCAGTACCGGTGACATAGGAGATATAAAATCTGGTGCATTATACCTGATAGGTGCGCCAAGTCATGGAGTTGTTTGTAATGTATACGGCAGATTTAGGGTATACTTTAAGTCTGTCGGAAATCAATGATATTTTATTTTAATAAAATTTTACTCCCTCCGTCCCTAATTGTTTGTCTCATTTACTTTTTGCACGGTTTTTAATACAACACAACAAATGATACTCACTTTCCAATTTTGCCCTTCAAAAGTAGGTGTTATTTGTACAAAGTACAATTGTACATTTGTACTTATCTCATTAATGGTCTAAAAAGTTGAAAAGTCAAAAGGGTAAATTGGGAAATGTAAAATGATAGTTATGTTTAATTTTAGAAAGTGGACACTATTTTGGGACAAGCTAAAAAGGAAAGTAAGACAAGTAAAATGGGACGGAGGGAGTATGTTGTTTGAGTATGAAGCGTCGCGTAATGTATGAGAAGTGTCGCCGAAAAACCCATGCCGAGAGAACTTATGCAATAAAACACGAAAAACGCTTGAGTTTATTAATATACTTAGGCCGAAGGCCTAATAAATGTCTCCGTAGGAGACATATAATGGACAGTACAATTGGCTAAGAAATATGATTTCTGGTCTGGTGACATATCGCGAAGCCAATCTTCGTCTTGATTAACTAGTATTATACATGGTATACCCCCTGGGATGACCTTCTTCTTGCCGTATTTGGGGTTGACTGTGAAATCCTTCTGGCCGCCGATCAATTGCTTCCAGCTTGGGAAGAATTTGAATGGGATGTCGTCGGCGATGTTGTATGTGGCATGACAGTCGTACGTGGAGAAGTCAACCCCACCGTTCCAGTAGTTGTGCCGCCCGAGTTGTCTTGCCCAGGTTGTCTTTGCTGTGCGGGTGGGACCACATATGTAGAGGGACCTGGGTCTTCGGAGGGCTCTTTCACTGGGTTCCTAGCAAGATCATCCAGCCATTCAAGATCTTGTCTTGCAGTATCATAAGAACAATTATGTATGAGGATATAGTCTTCGAGGTGTACCAGGTATAGTTCACGATTGATCCAGTCCTGGATGTCCTCATGGCACTGCAAGGTGAGAGGATCGAAAGGGGAAACATATGGGGGGGCAGTTGAAGGGAATAGCCTTTCAGCAAAATATTCCAGTTGTTGCAGACGAGTTGCGTAGTCTGCGGGGAATTCCTGCTTCACTCGGTTAAGGTACTCCGCCTTAGACGTCGACGTAAAGATGATATCTCTCCATCGGTCATCCCTTCGTGAAGGCGATACTTTATGATTCTGGAATTCCCCCCAGACGATAGGAGGTTGTTCCTTTGATATGTATTCAAGGACTGCTGCAGAGTCACGAGCAGGTTGTATGTTTGGATGGTAATTATTAAGATCAAAGAAATCGACCCGACGAGTGATAATCCGACGAGCACATTGAAAGAGAACGTGAAAATGGAGGGAACCATCCTGATGATGTTCAGGAGCAACAGCGAGAAAGAGAAGATTAAAAGGTGTGAGGAGAGTGATAAGCATTTGCTGAATGATCTCAGCTGTGAGATCACATTGAGAGTAGGTGAGAAAACCATATTTGGAACTGAATGAGAAAACTGATCTTGCTCTGGGTTGACGAGGCATGATGTATTTGTAGAGGGGAGGTAACGTGCACTCTGAAAAACTCTATCCTATATACTCAAATGTAACACCCCTATTTATAGGGGTGGGCCTTGTGCCGAATTGGGCCTCGTGGCTGGGTAATAAGATTCCCCCAGCCACGAGGGCCACTTCGGCGGGAATTTTCCCGCCGAAAAAATTAAAAGAAGGGCAAAATAGTCATTTGCCAATGTGAACGCGTTCAAAGTAAAGTTGACGTTGACGTTTGTGTTACGTGTTAAAGTATTTCTTTTTAAAAAGGAAGATAAGACGTCGTCATCTTATCTTATCAGAAGATGACATGACTG